AACTTTGAACGACGTTTTTTGCGTTCGGCCAGGCTCAAGGCTTGATCATGTGCTGCTGTTTTGGCTTTCTTGAGCTGTTCTATGTGCCCAGATCTGCGCAGCATTTTGAAAACCAGATTGTCGCAGCCAAACTCGCCGTGCGTTTCCAGCCCTACCTTGCGCATGTTTTTGATTTTGTCCCACAGTCGGGACATTTGCTCGGCATCGCCAGATTCTACAGCCGCGTCTATTCTGGCAGCAAGATCTTCGGCCTTGTGTTGCACACATTGGTCGTCAATCTCGGCTCTGCGACGGCGTGGTACCGCCAGCCACTTTTGATCGCGCACACTGTAGATACCCTGACTCACATGCGGCTGATCAGCTGGCTGCACATACAGTTCTACATCAGCACCGCCTATGCGGATGTCATGTTCATTGTTGTATTGATATTTTTTGGCATTGAACAGCTCTTGAAAAACTTCACTGTTCTGCGCAGGCATGCGCACCACAAGGTGCAGATCAATGTCACTGCCATCAGTGTAGCTGTAGGCTGCGTTGCTGCCTGACACAGTGATGTCCACAACATCAAGGTCAGGCACACCCAAGAATTCTTGAAAATCTGCTGCTGTGGCCAGCAAACGCTCACGTACTGCTGGCAACATGTGCTCGTTGCGCCCCCAGATTTGGGGGTTCAAACGATCATGAAACTTTACAGCATCTCGGAGATCAAATTTGTCCAGTTCGTTGATATTCATACGAACTGTATTTACCGCTAGGCTGCGGCAGCGGCTTTCTTGCCCTTGCGGCTAGAACCCAGCACCGTGGCCTTGACTTCGGTGGGTGCTGCTTTGGCCAATTCGTGTGGGCTGTCAGGCACAGGCATGGCTGCTGTAGCAGGCACATCTGCAGGTGTAATGATATTGCCAGGTTCAAACATGGCTTTGAGATCTTTGTACAGTTGCTCGTGAGTGTTATAGTCAAACACATATGTGCCAGTGTGTTTGAGCAGCACACGTTTGTCCACAAAAACCTGTCCGCCTAGATCGCGCCAGTTTTCACAGAATGTCCAGTCTTCTGAGTAGTAACGACCTTCGCGCACCGCAGTGTCAAAGTAGGTTTTCATGTAGGGATCCAGCTCTTTGGGCAGGCCAATGTCATTGTTGAAATGACGCACCGCTGGGTGAGCATTTAGCTTGTCAAACACATCGCGCTTGATCAGCAAGAATCCAGTGCCAGTTTTTGTGACTTCAATCAGCTTGCCATCGGGTTCGTCGGCTTGACCTGGAATGCCGTTCACACACCATTTCACTGGCAGTGACTTCATGGGATACAGGCCGCCAATGACGTCTTTTTGTGCATCCAACAACACCAACAAGTGCCAGGGCTCCCAGCCAATGTCAGCATCAATGAACATCAAGTGTGTTGATCCTGTGGTATTTAAAAACTTAGCAGTCAGTGTGTTTCTAGCACGACTGATCAAACTTTCGTTGGTCATGGTTTCCACAGTCCAGTCAATGCCCAGCTGTCTGCAAGTATTGGCCCACTTGATAAAACTCATAAAAGTTGATTCTGTGAGCTGGCCGCCGTAGCAGGGCATACAGATGTGAACTCTAGTGGTTCGCAGGTAGTCGACGTTGACTTGAATTTGTGTTTGATTTTGAGCGGCGTCAGCCATACAGGGTCTCCAGTAAAATGTGCATCTATTTACAGACACACATGGAGCCAGGTAATTTTTTTAAGTGACAACTCTTTCTATCTTTACAATGTTGTATTTGCGACTTCCGCATTTGTCTCGAAACATAGTGTCAATTGTTGACTTAGGTAAGTCGAGATCCAATCTAGTGCCTGTTTTCACACTGCCATCTTTGTAAATGACTTTGTAAGTTGTTACTGCCCAGGTTTTGTTTTTATTCCAAGGTTGGCGACCTTTCAATGATTTACTTCGTTTTTCATTCGCAAGTTGCTGTCTTTTATGCCTTTCATCATCAGACAAAGTGTTTTTAGATTTTGCTGTGCCTTTGTTCCAAGGATCTTTGCCTTTTCTCTGTGCGGACCATTTAGCCCGAGTCTCATCAGAAGGGATCCAACCTGACTGACCTTCTCCGCCAGCGGTTAAATTGTAGCCTTTGGGTCCAAACGACTCGTATAATTCTATGTAATGTTGCTCTTTGCTGTTGAGTTCTTTAAGGTTATTTGCTATATCGATCACATGCCAGTCAAATGATTCAATACCGTACTTGGCTAATGCTCTGTGAAAGGCAAATTTGCTTTGCTGTTTTACAGATGCGAGATGCCATTCTCTTCGGGTCGCAAGAGGCTTTTCAGTTTTACCTATGTAGGATTTTCCGTTGATTTTGTTTACAGCACGATAGATCAGCATAATTTTATTTATGCTTGACATGTGAAGCCTGGGTCAAAATGTTTTTATGTCGCGTAATCTATCGTCGTATTCTTCTTCTGTTATGGGGCCACCTTCTACCCAGCCTGAGCAGGTTCTCAAAGCGTTGCACTTAAATTTTAAGAATTTGCAGTAACCAAGTTTGCCTGCTTTTATCACATCCTGATCATCACCACCGCCAATGCCTTTGTCTATACAATCCAAAGTTTTTCCACTAACGTCAAATGCAGCACAGTTACCACAACGAGCAGATTTTGCCTCCTTGACAGTGGTATTCCATTGATCAGCTATCTCTTGCCAATATTCAAGATTTTCCATAGCAGGATTCAGCGGTCCATAGTGATATTCTTCTATGGCTTTTTGACGATTTTTTAAGTTTAGATCAATGCTCTGCGTGGCTGGTGGGCAGCCTTTTTCTATAGCTTCGATTAGATTGATTAAATTTCTCATTGTTTGCTTTCTTTGGGCACACAGTTGGGCACCATACGGCCGCCTTTTTTCTTCATGCCTGCTTGACGATGCGTGTCCCAGCATTTCTCATCTACCTGCTGTGCTTCATTCTTTTTACGACCAGCACAGTGAGCACGTTGACTAAACCCGCGTGGGTTGGCGCAGTTGATTGATCGTTTGTATTTGTCTGACCACTTTTCTTCTATGTAGTCAGGATTTTCTTCTAGAGTAGCAGCCCAGCCCTGCCCTTCCATGGGCGGCTGATTTTCTCTGTCAGCATAGCCAGCTTTCATGCCCGCACCCGCTCCTGCTGTGTTGGCAGTCATAGGGTTGATGCTTTCTGACAACACTGTATCCAACATTTTGACCACTGTGCTGGCCAACTCTGGTCTGCCTTGTGTGCGAGGATACAGACTCATGACCAAGGCAGTTTTGCGTCGGTCATCTAAACTGGGCCATGCTGATCGAATTTGTGTGGCCGAAGTCATGCCAGGGCCAAATTCCACAGTGGGCAAATAGGCCATGTAGGCATGTTTGGCAAATGGTTCCAGTCGTTTGGCACCCAACAAAGGTTGCAGATAACTTGGCGAGCCGTCTTTTTTAACACCGCCAGGCCGTGGAGGCTGCGCTGCGTCTTTTTCTGAACGTACAAAAATTAAAGAATCCGTTTGTGGGTCAAATTTACTGGTAATTTCTTCTGCACGAAATGGTGACTTGACCTGCACAAAGCGTCCAGAATCCACACCAGCCAGTTTGGCCAGCTTTTCTTTTAGAGCAAAAGGAAATGGCCGTTCACTGGTGTCGTTGGTAGCTGCCACAAAGATTTCTGCGTCAGGAAAAACTCGCTGAGCAGACTGATACAGTGCATAGTGCCCTGCATGATAGGGATGGAAGCCGCCGGGGATAATAACTACAGTGGTCATACACTGTATTTATGGTTTACATGTTTTCCAGCAACCAGAGGTAAATGGGCGTGGTAAACTTCAAGGTAACTGTGCCATTGCAGCCAACATAGCCAAAAAATTTGTCAGAAATAGCAGGACCTGCACCGTTGTGATCATGATCGTACACCCAACTGTTCATGTCGGGCAATGCTAGATCATCTATGATGACGTCGCTGATACTGAGATAGGCATCTTTGACAATGCTGCCATTGTCGTCCAGCTGAGTGTGCACTTCAGTTTTGCCATACATCTCAAAACACAAGGTGTGTTCTGCTTCGCTGTCGCTGACTTCGCATGCGAACTGCACAGGTTCGGATACATGTGCAATATCTTGCAGTACCTGGCCATTCAGTGTGATACGCATGCCCAGTTTTGCCGCAGCATCACTGGTGGCAATAGCGCATTTAATTGAAACTATTGGTGTGTTCATTGTCAATATGTGATGTTTACAAAATTTATGGTGCCAGAATCAAACAGTTTGACATTGACTCGA